ACGACGAAGGCTGGGCGCGGGTATCAAACGGAATTTGCCACCTTGCAGAGCTGGATGTGTGGCTGGTCGATGCCTCAAAGATTACCGTCGAAGAGATTCGCGCAGTGGCAGAACGGCACAAGCAGGAGCACCAACACCTTTCGCTCATCATGGTTGACTATCTGGGCCTGATTGAGAAACCGAAAGCCGACCGCAACGACCTGGCTATCGCGCACATTTCGGGAAGCCTCAAGGCTATGGCAAAGGATTTACGAACGCCTGTCATCTCGTTAAGCCAGCTATCCCGCGGACGCCGACTCCATCATCATGCTCTACCGCGAGGCAGTGTACGACGAGAACAGCCCGGCAGCGCCTTTTGCTGAAATCATCGTGACCAAAAACCGATTTGGCTCGCTGGGTACGGTCTATCAGCGATTCGTTAACGGCCACTTCATGGGATGCGATCAGGACGAGGCCCGGGCGGTATGCATATCAGCAAACGCACCGAAGTCTTCCGGCAAGCGTTACGCGAAAGGGGCTGACGTATGAATGATGCATTGAAAGAAATGCTCCAAAACCCCCGCTTCATGGCCGTTCTGGAGAAATGCCTGGAAGAAGAAGAGCTGATCGCACAGTTCGAGCGAATCTACGAAGTAAGCCGGCCACCATCACGTATCCATCCGATTGAGCGCATGGTTGACGAGGCGACAGGCTTCAGGGATGAACAGTGGTCAAAATTCTTCTCAGCCTTCATCCCGTTTGTTTATGAAATTGTCTGGTTGCGATGGAAAGAGCGGGACGATGAATCCTGCTGGACATCTACGCCGACCACCCACTAACAGGGCCACTTACACAGTGGCCTTTTTATTTGGAGATAAATCGTGAAAGTAAAAACATCAGAGCTTAGCGGCAAGGCGCTGGATTGGGCGGTGGCTGAAACTCAGGGAAGAAAGCGCATCACCACCACTCGCAAAGAGTTTGGTTTGAACGTTGCGAAGAACATCGTCCCGCCTTACTCAACCGAATGGGCATGGTGCGGGCCGTTAATTGCCTCGTTCGGGGTATGGATATCTGACGATGAAGGCGCGTTTACGGCAAGCTGCAAACCACATTTTGACAGAGCTATTTATGATGCGGAAACGCCACAAATCGCCATCTGCCGCGCTGTAGTAGCTGCAAAGCTTGGCGATGAGGTAGAAATTCCCGATGAGCTGATGGAGGTGGGAGAGTGAGCCTGTTTCAGTGTGAGAATTGCGGATGCGTGGAAAATACTGCGCTTTCTTCCCAAGGGTTTAATGGTTTCTTTGAAGAGTTCTTCGACTGGTCTTATGCGCCAGAGAGGAAAGGAATGAAATTGTGCTCAGCTTGCGGTCCGGTCAAATACGGAGACGGAACGCCCTGCGAAGATGGAGGAAAGTGGCACAACGTTTTTCCGCGAGAATATCTGCCATTGGGGATGTTCGAAACAAATAAGCAGGGCAATCTGGCCCACAAAGAAACCGGTAGCCACGATTATCGGCCTTACATAATTCAAAAATAGCCGCCAGTCTTCTGGCATGTGGAGGGGAATATGGAAGAGTCACGGAAACAGTTTGAGGCGTGGTTTCATTCGCGCTACGACCAGATATCAATGCCACCGGTAGAGCGCTCAATGCTTTTCACAAATCAGTGGGCGTCATGGCAGGCAAGCCGCGCAGCTATCGAGATTGAGTTGCCAAAACAAAATGCCAGATATCCATTTGATGAAGAGTTTGATGATGGTTACACAGCCGGTAAAAATGGGGCGATACAGGACTGCGGTGACGCCATCCGCGCCGCTGGTCTTACAGTAAAAGGGGACAGGTGATATGTCGGTAATCGCATGGTTTATGTGGCGTCGCTGGCAATTCAAAAAGTGGATTGGTCATTACTACTATCCCGATCTCATCGGTTCCTCCTACAACGTCAATTTAGGCGGCTGCCGAGAATATCCCTGTATCCATCGCGACATTGTGAGAATTATCAATGCAAATCGAGATGATAAAAACAGCAGGGGGAGTATTCGCCCCGGCGTTTGAGCATGATTTACCCCGCCTGACCAAGTTCAAAAACGGCGAGATGTACACAGCCGAATTCAAGTTAACCAGACAGCCCGCTTTTCACCGCAAGATGTTCGCCTTCTTCAACTTCTGCTTCCAGCACTGGTGCGCTAATCGTGCCGGGTTAGAGCATATGGACGAAGCCACGCAATTCGACAGGTTCCGCAAAGACCTGACGATACTGGCAGGATTCTACGAGCAGACGGTGAGGCTGAACGGTGAAGTGAGGACAGAAGCAAAGAGCCTGTCTTACGCCAGCATGGAAGCCGATGAATTCGAGCGCTGTTACAACGCCATGATTAACGCAGCGATAAAGCATGTCTTCGGCCGCACCACCGACCAGAACGTGCTGAATCAGCTATACGCCTTTTTCTGAGGTTACGATGACCGACAAATCAAATACACCGCCTGAGGATAAAGACCGCTGGCGCACCCCACCTGAGATATTTCACGCACTGAACGCTGAGTTCTGCTTTGTGCTGGATGCCGCTGCCAGCGCTGATAACAGTCTGTGCAACCACTTCATCACCGAATACCAGGACACGCTCAAAACGCCGTGGAATGAAGTGATGCCGGACATTCCCGGATATGCCTGGCTTAACCCGCCGTACAGCAAGCCGATGCCATTCGTGAAAAAGGCTGCTCAGGAGAATGCAGATAACTGGACCGGTGTTGTGATGCTACTCAACGCCGATTGTTCGGTTGGCTGGTTTCTCGAGGCGATTAAGACGGCGCACGAGGTAAGATTTATTACTGGCGGTCGGTTGGCATTCCTGAGCGCATCAACTGGCAAACCGGTGTCAGGGAATAACAAAGGCCAAATGCTGGTTATCTGGCATCCATACCCACGCGCTGGCGATTGCCGAATGACAACTGTTGATCGCGATACGCTGATGGAATACGGCAGAAGAAGAATGAGGCCAGCAACGCTTAAGGTGGTCGCATGACACGACGACGAAGCGTTACCCAAATCGCAATAGACAATATGATTTTCCGCGTCACAACCCGCACTAAACGCAAGCCAGAACCAAACCCATCCGACATTAAATCATTCCCGTATACCGCTCATCTCACCCAGGTGAAATGGGACCGTATGCGTGCGAGGAAAAGACATGACAGCGTACTACAACGAGATTGATCCATACGCTGCGCAATGGTTGAGAAACCTAATCGACGCAGGACAGATAGCCCCAGGAATTGTTGACGAACGGAGTATTGAAGATGTTACAGCAGACGACTTACGCGGATTCACCCAGTGCCACTTTTTCGCCGGGATCGGCGTGTGGTCTCATTCCCTCCGTCTCGCCGGATGGCCCGACGATAAACCAGTCTGGACAGGCTCCTGCCCGTGTCAGCCTTTCAGCGCGGCAGGCAAAGGCGATGGGTTTGCTGACGAGCGGCACTTATGGCCCGCTTTCTTCCACCTCATCAGCGAGTGCCGACCTCAGCATGTCTTTGGCGAACAGGTTGCAGCAGGTAACGCAAACGCATGGTTCGACCTTGTACAAACAGACCTGGAAGGAGTGGACTACGCCTTTGGGCTTGTGCCGTTTACGTCAGCGGGCATCGGTGCCCCGCACATCAGAGAGCGGGCCTACTGGGTGGCCCACGCAGGTAGCGAACACGAATCCGCAACCGGAAACCAAACGGGGCTTGCAGCATGTCGCCGGGGCTGCGCGGTTGACGGGTTGGCAGACGCCAGTGGCGAACGATGCGAACGGATCAACCCATTGTTACAGCGGAAAGAACCCGGACGGAACGCCGAAAATCTGCCTGAAACTACCGGGAACGGTCCTTCTTGCGGGATGGGTAACGCCAACGTCTCGCGACTGGAAAGACTCAGCGGGCATGACGGCGCAGCGGGACGGGAAGGACAGAGTGGATCAACTGCCGCGCCAGGCATTTATGACGGGATGGCCAACACCGCAAGTGAACTACATAACCAATGCGACAACTGTGCAAATGAGCGGGGATGGTCGGGAAACGCCGAACAAAATTGGCTGGGCGGCCAGTCTTTGCGGCCCCTTGAGGTTAACGGTTTTTGGCGAGATGCGGACTGGCTGTTATGTCGAGATGGCAAATGGCGTCCAGTTGAACCCGGAACATTCCCGCTGGTTGATGGGGCTGCCGCACGCCTGGGACGAGTCGAGTCCAGGGTGGCAAGAGTGGCAAGCAGCAACCGCGTCGGCAGGCTGAAGGGCTACGGCAATGCCATAAACGCACAGGCGGCTGCGGCATTCATTCGGGCTTATATGGGGGTTTGTTATGGCCGGTGACTGGATAAAAATGCGCGCGGACCTGCACACGCATCCGAAAGTTGTCCGCATGGCGTCCGCATTGAAAGCGGACAGATTGCGGATAGTTGGCGGACTACATTCCGCATGGTGTCTTTTTGATGTCCACTCTGTAGACGGTTTTCTTGACGGATACAGCGCGGACACACTCGACGACCTGATCGGCTTTCCGGGATTTTCACGGGCAATGATGGCTGTCGGATGGCTTGAAGAAAATGGCGAAAGCCTAGTAATGCCGCGCTTTGAAGCCCATAACGGACAGTCTGCCAAGCGTCGTGCGCAGGACGCAGACAGGAAGAGAAACGTCCGCAAAATGTCCGCATCAGAAGCGGACAAAAAGCGGACCAGAGAAGAGAAGAGAAGAGAAGATATAAAAGATAAACCCCACACAGAGAGCGAACGTAATTTGCCTGTGGATAACTCTGGTAGCGGATGCGACCCGGAACCACATGCACACAACGCCGTGCTGAATGGATATGTCCCATCAGGCGGAACCGGATCGCAGGATAAATTCGCCATGAGCGAGGACTGGCAACCAGATAATGATTTCCTGCGCCGCGCAGCATTATGGGGGGTTAACCTGGCCGGGGATGTAACACCTGAAGAACTCGCTGATTTCGTGACGTACTGGAAAGCAGAGGGTAAGGCGTTTCATCACGATCAGTGGATGCAAAAGCTGGCGCGCAGTGTTCAGCAGTCAAGAGCGCATAAGCAGCCAGCAGGAGTGTCAAGACGCCAGGATAAGGCGTTTAAGTCGTGTCATTCGTCAGAGGACTACAGCGGCATACCGGACGGCTTTACCGGATAGAATGCCAGCGGCGCGGGAGCGCATTTTTTTACGATGTGATTATTACCTGCAAGGTAAAAAATAATGCGCATAACTATTGAATTTAATTCTTATGTGGTTTTAAATTACCCAAGAGGTAAAGCATGGTGATTTTAGGGATAGACCCTGGATGCAGCGGCGCTCTTGTTCTCATCACAGAGCAGGGCGGGTACATCGACCACCTGAACATGCCAACCATCAAAGTCGGCACAAAGTCCAGGGTAAACGGCGCAGCCGCAGCCGCATGGCTCAGGCAATACCAAATCAACGAGGCATTTCTGGAACAGGTCGGCGCCATGCCGGGGCAGGGAACGGCCAGCATGTTCACCTTCGGGCACGCAGCTGGCGTTGCTGAGGGGTTACTGCAGGGGCTGAACATCCCCTACACGCTGGTTACGCCACAGGCCTGGAAGAAGGCGGCAGGGTTGATTGGCAGTGACAAGGATGCGGCACGCAGCCGGGCAATTCAGCTTTATCCCGAACTGCGATTTCTTGACGCAAAAGCCAAAGGGCAGGCGATCGCTGATGCGCTGCTAATAGCGAGATTTGGAAGTGGCATCAAATAACGATCCTTTTTGAAATCAATAAATTCAATAACTTATGAAGGTAAACGGGGGTAATGATGGGTGACAAGACTAAACATCTGGTACGCGCCGGGCATGAACTGGCGTCTGAGTTAAAAGCCGACTGCGGCGCGGTAGACGTGCGTAGCGTGGCTAATTTGCTGACCGAGCTTGCATCGGCGCTGGACGTGCAGAGTGCGCGTAGTGATGCGCTGGCGGCGAAGTTGAACGATGTATGCGCTGAGAACTCGGCGCTGAAAAAATTCATTCGGGAAAAATGCTTTGTGGTTCCTGATGGGGCTTCTTGCTTCGCCGAAGCAGATGAGTGCGCGGAGAAAAGAATGCCTGAAACCCCCAACACGGACGCATGGGTGAACGAACAGCGGGCGGTCGGTGTTGAGATGTTTGCCGCTCACTTACGCACTAACGACAACGAACGGTCTCCAGCCAAATTGTTGGCATTGGGTGCCGAAGAGTTCGCAGCACAGCTTCGCGGGAGCCAGGTATGAGCAGAGCAACAGACGTACACGACCTGTTAATCGCTTATCAAAGACAGGCCAGGAAGATACCCCCTAAGGGTGTTTATGCCTCAAGGCATCGGCAGGTTGAGGTGAACGCGGCGCACGTACGCAAATTAATGCGCAAGCGTCGTCGGTCAGTGGGCAAGTCAAATAAGCTCGGCTATCGTCTGACGGCGGAAATGCGAGTGGCGTTAATTTGCGATATGAATTTTTGGGCGCTGGTATGCAGGTCGAATCGGGTAAATGCTCAACAGGATGCCAATAAAACAGAAATGGTAGCCGTTGGCATCAATTTAACGGTGGAGGGGTGAGGGATATGAAAAACCTGATTACTGCATTACCAGTAGAACGCGACCAGTACGGCTACTGGACGCACCCGGTTTGCGATGCATTCTGCGATGGTCGCGAGCGTGTTCCGACTGAGGAATTTAACGCATGGATGAATGCAAACGGTCTGGAATGGACAGTCGAGTACCGGGATGAGAGCGACATCGACCCCAATGTTGATGGTTACGACATTTCAGAATGGGAGCCTGAATCGCCAGCAGGGGATGGCTGGTTTGTTGGTTCCATTCACGACACTGAAGACGGCGCTGTGTGTATTTGGCTGCGGAATAAAGCGGAGCGTGCAGAATGAACCGGGCATCACCAGTTGATTTGAGGCGGTCCCTTGAAGCCGCCCACGGTCTTGCACAAATCGGAATTAGGTTTGTGCCTATCCCAGTTTCTTCGGAAGAAGAGTTTCGGGCCTTGTCTGCCGAATTATCAAGAAAGCTGGAATTTATGGCGATTGAAGCTGAAAAAAATGAAGGCGGCGAGCAATGAAAATCAACGAACGCGTATCACCAGAAACGCTCGATAAAATTATTGAAGCTGCTGACGAGGGTATTACAGCGCTGGCAGGCACTA